CGTGTACGTGTGTCTGCTGCTTTGCGTGCTGAGTCTGAAACCATATTGGTTGCAGCGCAGTTAAATGATGGTAGCGGTGCCATTGCTTCTGCAAGGTCACGTGCTGCTACGTCAATGAAGTTAGCAACTAGAGGCTTTGGGTATTCCTCTGAAAACATTGCAGGGTAAACCTTGCTAATGTCTCCCTGACGTACAGAGAGCACATCACGCATTCTCTGGTCACGTGCGGAGTAGCGCGTTTGTAGGCGATTAACCTTGGCTACTACCTCTTTAGTTGATAACAATTTTTTTCCTTATCCGTAGATCTTGCCGTAACGCTTCTCAAGAATTTTCTTCATTGCTGCATCTTGTGGAGTCATCTTCTCTGGCTTCTTAGGCGCTTTTGCAGGTGCCTTCTTTGTAGTCTTAGGCATTGCAGGACGACGACCTGCTGGCGCTGCTGGAGGTGTGCCCAATGGCGCTGGCTTAGCAGCAGCACGCTTAACTGCTGGCACTGGTGCAACAGTCTTTGAACGACCCATACGAGACTGCTGCGCGTTGATCATCTCAGCACGTTTTTCTTTTGAAGGACGTGTTGCTCTATACTTCTCGGCCGCCTTTTTAGCAGCAGCAAGTTCAGCATCAATTTGTGCTTGTGTTTTTCTAACCTTGCCTACAGGCTTCTTCATATTTGCCATTACTTAGCCTTCTTTGTTGTTGGCTTAGGTGCTGCCTTTTTAGGCGCTCCACCTGCTAGTGCTTCCATACGCTTTGTTGCTGCACGCTTTGATGCAGGTGAGTTAGGACCAGCAATAAATGTTGCACGTGCTGCTGTGCGACGACGGTCATTGTTGCGACGAGTTTCCATTAAGTCTGTTGCACGTTCTACTTCTGAACGAGTTGGTTTTACACCTGCAGTCTTTGCAATTCCCTTTACAATCTTTTCTGTTTTGCTTCGGCTTACGCCACCAAATGTTTCATTGGCTTTATTGCGAGCCTTACGAGCCTTATCTGCTGTTGATCCGTTAGCCATTGTTATCTCCTTATTAGATGAACGTACGATCTTTTTCTGCGAGCAGTTCATCTATGTTGATAACTGTTCGTTTGCCTATCTCACTACGAGACAGGAATGGATTCTTCATATGGTGTGTCTTGTGCAGACCTTGGTTAAGCATCTCGCGTGCTCTGATCTCACAGAACCATAACGCCATTACCATATCGGTCTTACCCTTAGTAGTAGGCGACCAGGTAATTAGTTGCTCGATGAGCGCCTTAATGTTTTCAGTTTGGTCAGAAGGTAAATGAATAAGGTTGTCTCTGTGGTGCTTACCGTCGTGTTGCTTGGTCCCGAACAAAGTTGACATTGATGCAACACCGAAGCCTGAGTCCCACTTGTTGGATCCAGTATGGTGTTCCCGCAGTAGCACTCCCCGAGAGGCCAGGTTTTGCCTGATACCCTCATCTTGCGTAAGGAATGATTGGAAAGCATTCTTTTCTACAATCCACTCGGTAGGTTGATAGAGCGCAGTCCAGTCAAAGATTATCTGACGGATTGCAGCAGGCGTTGGCCTAGTGATTTTAATAGCATCCACGATATAACGTTTATGACTAACCCTGTCGATAGCGTAACAAACGACGGCTGTATCACCAACCATAGCGGGATCAAGACCACAAATAATAGAAAAGCCGCTAAGGTCACGCGGATGGCCTGGATGACCAGGAACAAGGCGACCTGCTTTACGCATACCATCTATAGAACCTCTCACACATACTGGGTCAAAGATAGCATCATCGGAGATATCTTGTTGCTGGTAGACCAGCGCCCAGGTAGATGCGTCCATTGCTTGACGTTCGTTGTAAAGGTTACGACCATTCCAGCGAGGGTAAAGTCCATCTTCGTTCTTATCAGATTCCATCTGCCCATCAAAGGGTGCATCTGATGCTGGCCACAAGGTAACCCACTTGTCGGGGTCTTCGTGTGTCTCCAGTAATGCTGGCATTGCCAGGTACTTCCACGGGACCAGTCCACCAGGGTAACGGTCCTCGGAGCGTAGTTCCTTGTAAAGATCAATTGCTGTAACGCGGGTACCGATAATGATTAACTTACCAGTAGGGTTAAGACGAGAACGCACATCCTGGGTTAACCAGCGAATCTGTTTCTCAAACTCGTTAGCGTTCTTTAATGTCACCGCATCGTCTACGATAATCATATCTGCACGCTTACCGTAGATCTGACCACCGATACCGACGGCTTCGATGTTGGGATCCTTTTCAGATGACTCACGGAGTTCATCACCAAAGGTCACACGGGTTGCTTGCCAAGAGGCGGTCTTAGAGTTAAACCCTACGCCAGCAGCGTAAGCCTGTTGCAGTGCTTCATAGTTAGGATGAGTTAGGCGTTGCTTGATGGCGTAGAGAAAGTCGGCTGCTAGTTGCTGAGTCTGAGAGACAATCAGCACACGAAAGTTAGGGTTCTGACATACCTGCCAGGTAACGTAGTCAATTGTCACCGTCATCGACTTGGCGTGGTTGGGCGGGATATTAACAAGGATACGGTTACTAGCCAGCCCTGGTTCGTACTTCATACTGGGATGTAGCCACCCAGGTTCCCTACCCTCGATTACATCGATGAGGTTTTGCTGGTGTGGAAAAGTCTTGGAGTGTAGGTAGCGTTCACGAAACTCTGCAAAGGTAAGATCGTGGACATCTGATGAGGCGAAGTTCTTATCCTTCAAACCTAGTCTTGTTCGGTCCATCTTGTCACAGAAGACCTTATCGGTCCTGCGGTAGTACTCGTAGGTCTTATAGGATTTACCAGCAGCAGCCGTGGCTGCTTCGATGGTAAGACCTTCTGCTACACCTGAAAGGATCAGACGCTTGGCGATGTCACTAGACTTCTCAGCCACGTATCCTCCTAATAAAGCGCCGAAGGCGCGAAAAAAATTTTTATACGAGGGGCGTAGCCCTCGAACGGAATCACAGATTCCTTTACTGGAGGGGAAGATCTCTATACTGGAGATAGAACTATCCCCACTAAAAGCGGTGCCACGCACCGCACAGTTCGGGCTTAGCGCCCGAGCAAGCCACAGCGCAGCGAGGGGTAAGTTGGTGCTCGTCCTAGGGGGACTCGCGTAGTGCCAACGTAGCGATACGGGTCGTAAAACTAGTACTGGTTCGTTTTACTCCCCTACTATATATAAGGCAGAAAAAATAACCGATTTCCCGTCTACGGTAGATTTTATTTACGTTTTGTGACCAAGGTCACTATAATATGTGTACAAAATAGGACATCTCACTTTAGCGTATATTTTTTGTGAGGGAGTATGTGTAGGGCTGGGGCCACGCTTAACACCTGGGGGAGAGGTTTTCCACAGGATATCCACACCCCCACCCCCCCTGTGGATAACTCTGCTAGCCTGTGGATAACTTTATAGAATAAAAGCGGGCGGGCTCTACCTTCGGCACCCCTAACCCTTCAATGAATCCCCAAAGTTAAACATCTCTTTCTCAATCTGCCCCTCAATCCTTCGGCCTAATAGGTAGACATCTGCCCCCTTATTGTCCACCCAGTAAGTTACTCAATCCTCCCCTTCGGTAACTTATGTGCCCCTTTGAATTGTCGATAAAGAGACAAGATACGACACAGAAAAAAGATTCCTCACACCCTTGCAATGGGGTAGACACCCGCACCAAATCCATTAGACTAGGAACATCAAAGAGCGAAGGGCTCTTAGATATAGTTGAAGATTCAACTAAAAGCGAAGGGAAAAAACAGTGAAAACAACTAACAATTCAACGTTTAATAAGGACATTTCAAAAGCGATTGTTAAGGAAATGGTTCGCCTAGGTTATGACGAAAGCGCCGCCGCGTATGTCTGCTCTACCTATGGATTCGAAACTTACCTATTAGAAGGAACTCTTTCTCACCTTGAAAAGCAGATTGAAAACGTACAGATAGCGACGGGCAACTAATGAACAACAAAACCTTCACAATTCGTCTACAAGTACGCGAGGCCGATTTTATTAACACGACGGCCGAAGAAGTAGAAATCTATTTCGCGGATCTATTGAAGAAGGCGGTTTTGCCCGCTCTCAATCTTGATCTTGTCCCCCTATCCCTTGAAGTAAAGAAAGCGAGAAAGTAAATGAACAAAGGCGCACTTATTGAGGCTTTAGCGATAGCCCGTGACCATTTCGATTTCGATGGGGAACACGGCAAGGCGCAAGCGATACGGGAACACATAGAAGAGTTAAAGGGGGCGAACTAATGACTTGTCGTATGTGTAAGGGCTTATGGCCTTATTCTAAGAATTGCAACCACGGCAAGAAGAAGGGGAAATGATGAGCGTGTTCGCCTATGTCGTAAACAATGAAATGTTGTGCCCTAAGTGTGGAAAGGGGAAAGAAGGGGCGCAAGAGTGCCACCGTAAGGCCTACTCATTTGGTTACGAGGTAATTGGGTGTTACCAATGCGGGGAGACTCTCAAAACCCCATTTTAGTTAGACCGCCCCCGCGCTATAGGCTAGAGACTCACACTCTCACGGGGGCACAAGGTAAGGGGCAACACCGCCCCGCCTTATGCCTAGGAAGGGCAAACGATGACAACAGCAACAGCAACAAAGAAAGTAAGCAAGAAGGCGCAAAAGGCGCTAGAGATTGAAGATGCTAAAAAGCAACTCTTGGCTCACTATGTGAGCGAAGGAAGTACCGTTTACACAGTGCTTAGAAGTGTTTCTTCTAGCGGGATGAGCCGTACGCTCTCCCTCAAGGTGGCAAAGGATGGCAAAATCTTAGACCTCACCTATTACGCGGGCACTGTTTTAGATTGGCCTATCGTGGAGGTAAACGGCTCACGCGCTCTTCGTGTCGGGGGATGTGGGATGGATATGGGATTCCATACCGTCTACACCCTTTCCCGCGCACTATTCCGCGAAGAGGGCAACACAAAAGATGCGGGCTACTTACTCAATCACGCTTGGGCATAAGGGAGAAGGAAAAAATGAAACTCATCAAAGACGAAACAAGCGCGTGGGAGACTCACTTAGTAGAGGGCTACCCCTTCGGGATTGAAAAGATAGACCGTGGGGCGTGGTATCCCTTCCAACTGTGGGGCAAGCGACGGATCTACTTAGAGACTAAAGGGATGAGTAAGGAGAAGGCGACGGCGATTCTTAAAGAGCGCTTAGAAGATTACAAGAGCCGAATTGTGGAAGGGGTGACAGCGTGAACAATAAAGTGTCGGATTACATCTATTATGTTTGGCTTGGGAATACCTCCCAAGCAACAATGCTAAGCGGTGAGCAAGGTTATTTATGCCTTAAACGATTTTTAGAAGAAGAGAAGGAGGTCAAGGCGTGAAGTTGCAAGAGGTGGACACGATTCAAGAGTTGAAACAATGGGTTGAAGAGAATATGCCAGGAGCACGGCTCACGGAGGATAGCGCGGGCGATATTGTTATCCATACAGGGTTGCACTCCACTATGGGAGGATACTTACACGAAAGGGAAGAAGATGAGTGACTATTGCGAGGATTGCGGTCAAGTTATGTGGCTATGTATCTGCAAGGACGAGAAGGAGGTTAAGGCGTGAGCGTATGTCTAGAGTGTAAAGCGGTTATAGATTGGGACGAGGGCGGGTTTATTTGGGAGGGTGACACCTTCTGCGAACAACACGATCCGCAAGGTACAGAACAGAAGGAGGAAGTGGCGTGAGTTACGGTAAATGCTGGACGTGTGGCGCGGTTATGTCTGGCGACAGCCAGACAATGGAAAGGAAAGTCAAGTGTGATAGGTGTGGCTGGATATCTGGAAAGGACGGGAGTTACTGATGGATGATGCGATAGTCCTATGGGGCTTACTGTTACTATATGGAATCCCAATCTGTGCAATAGCCTATTGGATGGAGAGGATGATAAGCAAGGGAGGAAAAGATGATAAATGATTGTTACGGGTGTCTTAAAGGATACATAATTGTTCTACACACGTGTGGAACTACATCAGCCGAAAGGTTCGAACAATACCAACTACAAGGAGGAAAAGATGATGAGTGAGCAGGATAAGATGGCGCAGTTTGTGTTTACCGTGGTGATTGCACCCGCCAACAAGCAGTATGACGTGGAACTGTGGGACTTTGCAGGCACAGAGCCTAAGCAGTTATCCACAGGGCAGGCGACCAACTGGCGCACCGCGCTAGGTGAAGCCCTATCTAAGATCGAACTACCTACGGACAAGGTGGAGAAGACCATCAATGATGTAATCAAGGAAGGGGAAGAGAGTGAAGGATAAATGGCTAGTAACTATTGAGATTGAAACCTATGACGGTGACCCTAAGAGATGGGACTGGGATTACATCTTTACAGGAGATGATGTTGTCAAAGTAATTAGCAGTGACTTCAAGGGTCGTGTACTGAAGGAGGATTCTAATGTCTGAACCTACGGTAGACTACTGGAAAGCAAAGGCACAGTTATGTCGTGACCTTGCATTGACACAGATACAAGATGAAGAGACAGAGAAGGAGGCAGGGATGAACCTAATGCGTATGACCTACGCCCTGTCTATGGTAGACACATTTAATGAAGGAGGAAGTGATGACAACTGATAACGTGGTGGGATTTCACCCAAAGAATAAACTCGTGAACTTCTACGAGATAGCAACGGCAGAAGGCAACGCAGTATGGGGCGGGGAAGATCCACATAGCGCAGTCCAATGGCTACGCCAGTCACCTCTCAACTCACGCCTGTTAGTCTCTTGCTGGGAAGCAGGGGAAGAAGATGCCCGATTGATTATCGAACCCATTGACATCACAAAGATTGTCTTTGCAGTAATGGCAGGTGCACAATGACACACGAAGAGTTATTGGGAACTATAAATAGTCTTAACTTTATGGGAAGTCGTACCTTAGAGACACCATACAAAGCACTTCGTGCAGTGGTGGAGTTGCACAAGCCAAATGACTTTGGTAATTGCAGGGCGTGTGGTTTACCACCGACCAGCACCTTACTTGTTTACCCTTGCAAAACTATTCAGGCTATTGAGAAGGAGTTACAATGACATACTGGATAGGGATAGCGTTCATAATGCTGATAGCCTATGTTCTAATTGTATGGGAGGATAAGACAAATAATGGAGGCGGAAAATAAAAGATTGCGCGGTGCTGCTAACCAAGCGGTACGCCAACGTAATTACAGAAGGGCAAGAGATCGTGCGCTAGTACGCCTTGCTCATCTTTACCCTGACACCTATAAGCAGTTGCTCGAAATGGAGAAGCAGACAGATGAACAAGAAGGCAAAACGTGGATTGATCTTGATGGTAATACTATCCCTGTTGTCGGCGTTCGTGTACGCACAACAGAGGGAAGAGGTGCCCCTATCCTCAAAGAAAACATACATAGAAGCACGGACGAAGGCGACAATGGAGGAAAAGCGTGAGAACAAGGCACTTGCAGTTAGTTACGCACGAGCACTCGGTTACAATCAAAACCAGATCAGATGTCTCATCACCCTATGGACCCGTGAATCCCGCTTCGACCACCTTGCTCGCCCAAGAGACGCTTCGGGCAAACCAAGAAGCACGGCTTACGGAATTGCTCAACTCCTTAGAGAACGTAGTGGACAACCTGAACTACAAATCCTTCACGGTCTACGATACCTTGACCATCGCTATGGAAAATCTGCGTGTCGCGCTCTCCAACATAGCGACAGACGCGGATGGTACTGATACACTATAAGTGCATCCTCCTTTCGGGCGACCAAGAACCTCACCGCAAACCCTTCCTGCGGTGGGGTTCTTTGCTTTGCAAAGACAAAAAGCCCTAGTCATTTAGACTAAGGCTTGTTGCCAGCACTCTACAGGCGGAATTGCCTGCCGAGATCTAAAGCATAGCACTATCCACCAGTAGAGTAAAATCCTTTACCCTTAAATGTAATAGATGGAGCATCCCACTTACGCACCATAGGTATGTGGCACTCAAAGCAGGATGGTTCACGTGGTTCTTCGTGGATGCTACGTTCAATAGTTAGTTCTGCCTTGCAATCAGGGCATCGATAGTCATACATCATTGGTAAGGAGACTCCCCTCCCATAAAGTTAAGTAGTTTGCGTAGTGCATTACCACACCTACGATCAGCAGTAGAGATAGCACACTCTGTTGCTTCGCTTAACTGTTGTAGTGTGTAGTTCTCGTGATAGCGCAGGCGCAGGATGTTCTTCTCATCCTCATCTAGTAACTCGTAAGCCTTCTTGATGTCGATGAGTGTGGCTAATAGGTTGCCACCTTCTGCTGGTGCTGCAGGCTTGCGTGGTGTGCCATCATTGACTAGGTTCTGTGCTTGTTCAATGGCAGTATCATTGACCACGCTTGCAATTACATAAGGCAAGAGTTGTGCGATAGTGATGACATCATAAAAGGTTTCATCATTAGTCTGGTATCCAGACTTAGCCGCCTTCTCCTTGCGGGCATAGCGTTCGATAGCACGCTTCATCTGCCAGCCGATACGCCTTTGGTTAGCAAGACGTACGACCTCGTTCTCTTCTTCCAATAGTCCATTGAAGTATGAGATGCGTGTCATTACCCAAGCGTATGCTTCTTGTGTCAGGTCAGTACGATCTACATACTTACGATAACGACGATGCACTAGCGTTACTACGCTAGGTACAATGTCATTGATTACTGGGTGTGGTTCAGTCATTAGGCCACTTACCATCTAATACCATCAGTGCAATAGCACTGTAGTTAAGTAGATCAATAAAGGAATCACGTAACGATTCGTTCTCAGGTGTTGCACCGCTATCAATCAAGTGGTTAATGCGTGCAGTCTTGTCGTGCATACGCACACGCAAACCATTGAGTGGCCCACCAGGGGACAGACTGATGTTGGTTGGGCCGTAGTCTTTGTGCTTCTTGATGAGCAGGTTACCTGCACCATCTAAGACTTCCCATACATCAGTAACAAACTTAACGTGAGCAAAGTCTACCTTGTCGGCAATGGCTTTATTAAGATCGTCTCCGTTGATAGATCGTGGCTTAGGATTCGGAAGCCCAAATGCTGCAAAGTTTGTAGCATCGTGACCCATTCGCTCTCGGTCATTGTCATACATTAAACGCCTCCAAATAATTTCAACGCTTCATCCTTGCCGTGTGCAAGATAGAAGTCATTGATGTCCATTGATGGTGGTAAGGATACTATGCGTGAGTTGATTACTTCTTGTGACACACGGCGTGAGAACTCTGCACCTGGGTTGGTGCCATCCTCTTTGATGTCATTGTCACCAACTACATACACAATGTCATAGCCTGTAAATAACTTAGTAAAGTGTGGCTTCCAAGCCTGCACTCCTGGTACTCCTACTGCTGGTAGGTTTAAGATACCTGATACAACTACTGCATCTAACTCACCTTCGCACACCACGATACTAGATGAATCAATGGTGACATCAGCCACGTTATACAGGTGGCCCTTCTGCCCTGTCGGTGCACCGTACTTAGGCTTGCCATCATCTAGCCTACGAAACTTCACACCCACACACATACCAAGTGCGGTAAGATAGGGCACAGAAAGCCAGCCCGCGTGCATTTCGTGACCATTGATTGGGTCTGTTACCACACCCAAAGAAAATTGTTGGGCAATATCTTCAGAGATCCCACGTCCTTCTAGATACTCTATTGCCTTTGTGTCCAGGTTTTTGCTGTAATGATTGACCGCTTCCAGCAAGGATTTCGATTGCTCGTGCGAGTGCATCCTTAAACTCCAAGTTCTCTATGATACCTACGACATTGACTGCGTTACCACCCTTCCCGCAGGTGTGGCAGAAGAACAAGTTGTCATAGGTATTGATGACAGCGCTTCTTCTTTTATCAGGATGGATGCAACACCTTACTGATGCAGACCTACCCTCTCTTACTTCCCCTCCATAGTGCAGAACTATTGCTCCTATGGGGATTGTGTTTGCATCAACGGCACCTTTGAACCGTCCCGCTTTACGTATCCTGGACCAGTCTTGTGTTGACATACACACCCCTTGTAGTCGCACTTACCGTGCCACGCAGTAGCACGCTTGTAATGGGAAAGAGTATTCTCTTCTCCCGCCCTCATACAGTTATTGCAAATCATTTGAACTCCTTCAACTCTGTTACTGGTACACGCCATCCACTGATGGTTTCATCTCTATAGTTATCAGTGGCAAACTCAGCAGGATCACACCACCCATAGACTTCCACCTGTGAATAGTAATCCTCATCAAGAATCTTTGTACCTACTAGAATCTTGCCCGCATCCTTATTCCAAAACGGAATTGAATCACGTGTGCGTACAGTACGTACCTCAAAGTTCACACCCACATCAGGCAACTTAGCCCGACGAGGATGTAGTTCATTGGGATACCACGGTAGGTTCCAAGCAGTATCAGTAAGAGATGCAACTGCCCACTCAGAGACGTTGGCTCGGACATTGGCAAGAAGTTCGTGCTCTAAGTAGCCGTTCTTCTTACCCTCTGCATAGTTAGGTCTGTCTACTGACCCATACTTAGCAAGCCAACGCTCTGTTGCAAGCATTGTACAAACTCTTACTTCATCCCTGCTCAGGCGTACTATCATCTGCCTCTTCTTCAGTAGTTGAATCTTCAACCACTTCTTCCTGTACTGGTACTAGTATCTCTGATGTTGTAATTTCTCCACCTGGTACTGGCATTATTGTTTCTCCTTTAGCCATTGAGTTAAGTCTTGGATTACCCAAGCCTGATCTATTGATGCGTTGCGACGCTTAACTACAACATAAGACAGAGGGACTTCCCCGATACCTCGTGCCTTTGCGTAGTTA